ATGACTAACCGTGCAAACCGTGGTGCTTCGCGTGACAGAAACTTGTATCGGGCCAAAAGTCCAAGTTTCAAAAGGAACGCGCAATAGCTTCACGGTTCCCGTCCAATTTCCCGAAGTGGAAAAGTCCCACGATCCCTTTACATCGATGGATGCGGTTGCAAATTTGCCGTTGATCAATTGTTCCGCAAAAGTGCTTTTGCGTTTGTATTTCAGATCCCATCGAGTTCCCACATGGCCGGATTTGAAAATGGGCGAGGCGGCGGTAAAGGTTGCGCTTCCTATGGTGGCGCTTGAGGAAATGGTGATTGCCTCGGTGTTCCGGTCTAACTGCTGCGGGTATGTCCAATCGACGACTGCAAAAGTCCAGTTGTTGTCTGCGAGGCGCGAGAGTTTGTAGGGAGGGTAGTTCGCATGGGCGAAATACATGATGTCGTTGATCTGGGAAAATTGGATTTCGCGCAAATCGGCTCCCACATACGGGTGCGAGATTTCCAAAGTCCCGCCCGAGGTGTTGGTCTGCAAGGCTCCCGTGGCGGGGTTCCAGAACCTCATGTAGCCGACGCCCATTTCGATGATGAACCGGGTGGTGGTTGAAAAGTTAAATCCGATCAACCGGGTCTGGGTTGTGGCCGATTTGGTTGCTCCGAGGAATTGCGTTCCGGGGCGGCGGATCACGCCGCCGTAGGGCAGGATTTGGAAGTTCTCTAAAGTGCGGCAGGCGCTGCGGTATTTCTCCAGACTCGTCCGGGCGTCGATGAAGGGCGAGACTTCACCGGCGTTGAAACTTGGGAAAAAATCGAACTTCGGCATCTACTTTTTCAGGTCGCGGAGGATTTTGACGAGGGTGATGAGGCCGACCGCGAACCCGACCGTTACGGAGGCGAAACGCATCCACGCTTCCAAGTGGGGAAGCATGGAGTAAATCGCCGCGCCGATGGAGGTGGCGCTACCGATGAGGCCGGTGGCTGCGGATTTGAGTTGGTCGCTATTCATTAGGAGTTCGCTTGACTGAGAAGATTCCCGAGGATTTCCGTGGTCGCGACTTGGCCGAGTCGAGTCGTGTTGAGTTGGTCGGTTCGGGCCTTGATGGCCGTTATGTCGCTGGTCGGGATGTTCGCCGGGGTGGCGCGGGTGCTGGTGGCGGCGTCGATGCGGCCCGTGATCGTAGTGGTAAGGCCGACATCAGAGAGCGCTGTGTCGGCCTCAGCGTTTACCTGCGCGGCGGTTAGGGTCGACCGGCTTGAGACCGAGGCGTCGAGGTTTTCGACTCCAGCGCGACCGAGAACCCAGAGGCTCGGGATGTGCTGGGCGTCAACCGTCGCATCAGTTGTTTTGAAGATTGCGGCGTATTCGCCCTCCGCGCTGTTGTTGGTCGAGAGCGTGTAGCTATACAACCCGCCGCCGAGGGCCGTGGCGCTGGCTCCGGTCACGATCTGGGTGCCGGACGGATTATAAACATCGACTGCGACGGTCAGGCCGGTTTTGCCTTGTTTGCTGGCGGTGAAAAACGCCAAGAACTTTACGGAGTTGGAGACTTGTTCAAGCATGGGTGGTGGTGTGGGTTTAGATTTCTTCGGGTTGGGGCAGGAGCGGGAGGACTTGGGACATAGGGAGGACTTCGACGAGGGGGAAAAGCTCGGCGGGCAGATGCGCGAATCCGCCGGAGTAGAGGCCGCCGGGGGCGATTTCTGTGAGGAGGTCGGCGCAGAGCATTTTGCGGCCATCGACGAGATCGACAGGGCTGGCCACATGGCGCGGGTTGCCGTGCTGCTGTTGGATGTCGGCGAGTTGCGCGGCGAGTTCGGGCGAGAAGACGAGTGCGAGGTCTTTGGCGGTCTCGTAGCTCACAGGCTGGGAAATGAGGTCGGCGAGTGTCATGTTATGGCGGCGGCGAGGGCGGTCATTAAAGTGCTGACGCGGGAGTTAAGGGCGGTGAGGTCGATGCTCTCGCCGATGGAATAAAATAATATTCTTGAATTTGTATAATTAGTTGTGTTTGTATTTCTAAATATAGAAATATTTTGATTTGAGTTTATTTGGGAATTTAACGAAATAGTTGATGCTGAACCATTATTCATGCGAATAAAACTTGACGATAATGACCGTGATAAACCGCAACCACCTTGAAATCTAACATTGGTTCCAGAAATCTGATTTAGTGATGCACTCATTGGGTGATACTGCAGTCCAGTGCTTCCACTTCTGCGGATTGCATTCGAGCCTGTTATGCCATGTTGGGTTCCCATTAAACCAGCGGACACGGTTCGCTGATCTTCATCAGTAATTTTTGCAAAAATATGGTTATTATTTTGATCTAATGAAGAATTACTTATAGTAATTAAACTTTTTGTTGACCCGTTACCAATCAAGCCACTCTCCCGATTATAGTCGCCAGAGACAAAATTTGCGTTGGTCGGAGCCGTGCCAACGAGCGGCACAAGTGCTCCATTGAGAGTGCGTGCGCCAGCGAGGATGCAAGAGGCTTTGAGGGCGCTCCAGATGCCATCCGACTTGCAGCCGGTGATGAAGGTCTCGACTGCCGTGATGACTCCGGTTTCCAGTTCTTGACCATCGGCTTCCTCGACAGCAAGCAGATAGGCGTTGGCGTCGGCATCGTCGGAGACTTTGCGAACTGCCTTGGTCGGCACGCGGAGGGGGGAGAGTTGGCCGTAGAGGGGACTAAGCATAGGTCAGATTCCCCTTGTTCGACCACGCGCCGGTGGCGGATTGGGTGGCCGTGACCGACCCATCGGCATCGGTGGTGATGCGGGTGATCGTCCAGCCGGCGGAGGATTCGGCGGTGCCGGTGGGGGCGGTGCCGTAATAATGATAGGGTTCGTCCCAAGCGGCGCGGGCGATGCTGGAACCGCCCTCGGTGAGGGGGACGGGGGACCATGCCTCGCCGTCGAAGACGAGGATGTCGCCCATCTCCGCCCCCTCGCCAGAGAGGCGAGAGGCCGGGATGGTGACGGGCATGACCTGCCAACGCGCTCCCGTCCACTTCCACTTCCGATTGCCGGAAGTGAAGGTGTCGTTGACTGACGGGGTGGATGGAAACGCGAGGGCGGACATGGTTTTTTACTGCTTGTCGATTTCGACCCACGCTCCGTTGTAGGAGACATACTCTGCCATGTCGGTAGAGTCGATCCAGCGGAGACCGGCGGTGTGGGACGGGGCGGTTGTCGAGATGACATCCTTGATTTGCTTGCCGCTATCGAGGGAGGAGATGTTCGACTGCGCGGTGGAGAGTCCGCCTTCCAAGGAGGAGGCGCGGCCTTCCAGCGAATCGATGTCCCCTTCGGCGCTGGTTACCCGACCGGCCAAAGTGCTGGCGGCGGATTCGGCGGCGTCGAGGTCGCTCTGGAGCGTGTTGATTTCGCCCTCCGCCGTGTCGAGGCGGGCGTCGAGGCCGGAAATGTCCGAGGCCAAATCGGCATCGGCGGCTTCCAGCGAGGAAACGGCATTGGCGAGGTTCGTGGAGGCGGCACCAGCGAGGCTGGAAATGGCTCCGTTGAGGTTGGAATCCGCAGCTTGGAAAGCGGTTACGATTTCCGATAGCGAATTGAGGGCGGTGCCATCCACATTGGAAAGAACATCGTCCACGCGAACATTGAGCGCGGTGATGCCGCTTTGTGCGGTGGAGAGGCCGGATTGGAGAGAATCAATTTCTCCCTCGGCGGTGCCGACCCGGCTGGTGAGGCTCGTCGCTGCCGATTCGATGGCGGTGATGTCGCTCTCAATCGCGCCTGCGCGGGATTCGAGGGCGGACACGGCTGGGGCCGAGGCCACGCGAGCGTTGGTGTAGTAGAGGTTGTTGGAACCTTCGACAACCGCATCGGTTGTGCGAGGGACGAGTTTCCAAGCGGTGCCGTTGTATTTCCACGAACGGGAACCGACGGTGTGGATGTCATTCAGCGCGGGGCTGGATGGGAATGAGATAGCTGCCATGGTAGTGTTTTCTAGTTGTTGGTTGGTTTTTCGACCCACGCGCCTGCGAACCATTCGTAGGTCGTGAGATCAAAAGGAGTGGTCCAACGCTGGCCGGTGTAGGGGTGTGCGGGCGGCGTTTCGGAAAAAGTCGCGGGGAGATCGGCGGCTTGCTGGTAAGTGCTGCCATTCCAAAGCCAGAGAGTGCCGCTATCCTGCGCGAGGTAGATGCGGGCCTCTTTGCCGGGTTGCGGGAAATCGGAGGCAGTCGGGTAGATGACGAGTTGCTTGACGCTGTCATCGGGCAGGACAATCGTGAACTGGGAGAGGTCCAGTTGCTGGGTGATGTTGGTCTCGGTGATGGTCGTCATGCGTAGGTGGCGGTCTCCCGGTTAGTCCACGCGACATTGGTCGCCTTGGCGGTGGCAGTGACGGCTCCGGCGGCAGAGAGCGCGGAGCGGGTGATGGTCCATTTATCAACCGAGGCAGTTATTGATGCGGCATTAACAGTAAATAAACCGCCAGACAAAGATTCAAGCGTGTATTCCATTCCATTGGATTGCTTTATTACTTTTGTAACATTTGGCGTAATGGATGTGTTAGCCAATCCAAGCCCGCTTCCATTAATGTTTGAGATATTAAACTTTGAAACAGATGTTGTTGCCGAAATTAAATAGTTGTTGCTGGTTGATAAATTTGAAGGTGTTGGCAAATTGCTAAAAGTCACAATATCGCCAACTACCAAACCAACCCCATTGGCGGCATTGGGATTCGGGATGTCGGAATTCAGAAGCAAGCCGTAATAGGAAAAGGTGCCAGCGGTGTTGAGCGCAAAGGAGTGAATGTAGTTGTCCGGGTCACGCTGGGTGGTGGGGGAGTAGAGGCCGAGGGCGACGACAACGATTTTCGCATTGCTCGGGATCGCGGTGGTGAAAGTGATTGTGCCAGCGCCTTGGTTGACGAGGTAGTCGGTGGTGGGTTCCTGAACGACGCCGTTGATCGAGACGATGACATGGTTTGGGTCGCTCGATTTGAGTCCCGAGACGGTGAAAGTTTTGAGCGTTCCGTTGCCGGTCAGCGTGGTTTTCGCCGAAGAGAGGAGCGCGGATTGCTGGAGGGTGAGGTTGAGCGTCTGGTTCGGAGTCGTGCCGGTGATCGAGGCGGCTGCAGTGGGGCCAGAGGTGACCGTGCCGATTGCGAGAGTGTTCGCGGGTCCAACGGCTCCGGTGTTTCCCGTCAACCCTTGAATGCCTTGGATGCCTTGGTCTCCGCGAGGGATGGTGAAATTGAGAACGCGGTTCTCCGGGGTGCCGGTGGCGGCAACGCTGGCGTTCGTCCCTGCGGCCCCGGTGGTCGTCGTGCCGACTTGAACCGTTCCCGATGGGCCTTGGGGGAGTCCGAAATTCAGAACGGCGGTGTCGTTGACTCCGGTGTTGGTGACCGTGGGAGTGGAGCCGGTGGGGAGGTTGGTGACCGATCCCACGGTGACAAGGAGCGAGGGGTAGCTAACGCCGCCTGCGGGACCGCCTCCGCTGACCTGCGCGGCATCGCCCCCATCGCCGCCATTGCGGGAGGAGACGAGTTTGGAGGACATCCACGCAGGCTTGATGCGGCCCTTGCGCTCGGTGGAGTCCCGGCGCATGGCGGGGCTTTTTCCGAGGAGTTCGGTTTCTTTCGCGAGGAGCGCGGCTTTGTTGGCATCGCCGGTCAGAGGGACGGCGAGCTTGGAGGCGAGGTTGGCCGTGAGTAAGTCTATGAATAAGGAGTCGAAGAGGGTGACCTCGGTCACTTTCTTGACATATTCCAGCGTGATCGCCGTGCCGAGCCAGACATCCCAATCGGTCGTCCAACTGGAGGTGACGCCGGGTTGCTTGGTCGATCCGGCAACCAGGCAGCGGTAAACCGCGCCGTTGTTGGAGACCGCATTTCCGACTTCATACACGCGATCCACGACCCATGCGGGCGAACCGGAATCGGCATTGGTGAGGACAAAGTTCCCAGAAACCTCCCAAGACGAATCGCCGGTCGAGTAGTCGTAGTCGTTCACCCTAAAGACGCGCAGGCAGTCGGATGGGATCGCGTAGCGGTAAGCCCACTTGTATTCCGGGCGCGGGAGGGTCTCGATGACCGTGGTGGACTTCATCGCCCATGTCCACGAACCAGCGAGGAGGAGCGCATCGCGCACCTGCGGGTAGAGAGACTTGGCGAGGAGCATCGCCTGCGAGGAGGGTCCGAACTGCTCGGCGGTGCCGACCCGCAAGATCGCTTGGCGGCAGAGTTCGTCCTCGGTGAGCGCGGAGGAGGGGCGGTCCTTGGCGGTCGCGAGGATCAACGCCTTAACGACCGGGCGCTGCATGTTGGCCGAGAAAACCTCGGCCATTTGGGTAAAAAGCTCTTTCGATCCGGTGAGCGGCATCGCGAGGTTTGTGGCCAGCTTCGCGGAAAGGATTTCGACAAAGACCGCCGGGAACTTCGCGGCGTCGGTGACATGCGCGATATATTCGATCTGCGCGGGAGCGGCGAGGTCGGTGTGGATGAACCCATCCACGATCTCCCACTTGGAAAAATTCTCGTCCTCATCGATTCCGTTGAGGCGGATCAGTCGCAGAAAGTCGGAGGGAACGGCAAAACGGCGGGCGTAGCCAAAGGCCGGATCCGTGGAGTCTGCGGTCAGTGACGCGAGTTTCCGGCAAAACTGCCAATCGAACTCCGTTTGGAGTTCCTCGACCGTCTGCGTGTAGAACAGAGAACAATACTGCGCCTGCGCGGTCGCGTCCGTGAGCGCGGTGATGCGGGAATCACCGAGGCGGGCGAGGGCGAGGTTGCAGATTTGGATGTCTGTCATTGAGGCGCGGTCAGATCACAGAAAAAAAGGGTGGCAGACATTTCCCGGTCTGCCAGCGGGGTGCGGGAATTAGGCTTCGTCGCAGGCAATCTCGACGACCTTCTTCTCTTCCATTCGCACGGCGGCGAGGGACGCCACAGAACGGATTTGAAGGGAGTGCGAGAGGTCGGTGCGGATGTCCATGTGGGTCTTGAGTCCACGCTCGGCGAGGATGACTCCAGATTTCACATAGGCATAAACACTGCGGACGGTGCTGGTGAGGCCGAGCAACTGAGTGCGGCGGAATTTGAACCCCATAAAGGTATTCAAGTTTCCGTCCACCAAGGCGCGGACCGTGTTGTAGTCGGCGCTGGTCGCCTCGACCGTGCGGAGCAGGTCTTGGAGTTGGCGAGCCGAGACAACCAGGATGCGCTCCTCTTCCTCGTCCACTTCGTTGGCGTCGAGAATGAACTTGGCGCGGCGGAGCTTGGCGATGGTGAGGCCGGAATTCGCGGCGGTGCCGGACTCCACAAAGTTGACTGCGACCTTCTGGCCAGCAGGCAATGCGGTTGCGGTTGTGCCGGTCGTGCCGGTGAAGGCGGTGCCACCGAGAGCGCCGATGATGATCGTGTCGCAGGTGCGAGCGTAAGCCGCAGCGTGGGACTGGATGATCGGGCTGGTCGGCAGGACAACCTCGCCGAGGAACTGCTCGTCGAACTCGTCAACGAGTTTCGCGCAGTCGTAGTTGAGCGGGCGAATCCAACGCTTGGCCATCGCTTGATCAGAAATACGGGTGTCGCGTGAGCGATCCGTGATCTGAGTCATCGAGGTTGTGTCGAGTTGGTTGTAGCTCTTCTCTTTTCCTTCGATGGAATCGAGGGTGCAATATTCTTTCAGCTTGCTGTTCTTTTGCTGAACGAGGTGTTTCCAGTTGCTATCGAACTGGGTGGTGAAGTGATCGGGGATGTTCGTCAGAACTCCATTGAGATTTGCCATTTTGGCTCCTTTGGTTTGTGGTGAGTTGGTATCAGTCGAAACTGATGGTTTTTCTGCTCCCTTCGCTTTTCCGAGTGTCCCGTGAGGGGTCAGCGGCGGCGGGTATTAGGGAGCAGGCTCAACGAGGAGGTGTCTGCTCTGACGAAGGAGTGTGTAGCACACTCCGTGGTATCAGTCAAAAATTAGCAGGGCCGAGAGTCGAACTCGGAATTCCAGATTATGAATCTGGCGAGATACCATTTCTCCACCCTGCGGAAATTCATCCCTGCTTGAGCAAGGAGGTGACGAGCGCGGCGGCTTCGCGGTCGCCTTCCATGTAGCGTTTGTGCCAAGTGTTGTCGGGGTTGGACATGATGTCCTTGGCGCGGGCCGAGCCGGTCATAAATTCCGTGCTTCCCATTGAGCGACCGACTTTGTCCTCGCTCATCATTTGCGCCATGCGAACGAATCCACGCACGACTTCGGGATCACTGAACCCATGCGAGTTCGCATCGACCCCGGCGATCTTCGCGGCCTGCTTGGCGAGTCCGATGTTCTTTCCGAAATCATTTCCCCATTCCTTTTGCAAGGTCGCCACGGCCTCGGTGCGTTGCTTCTCGTAGGTGGCTTGGATCGCCTCCAGCTTGAACATCTCGGTCTTCGCGTGTTGCGTGACGAGTTCCTTCATCGCGGCGGGCGGGATGCCGTGCTTGTGAGCGATCTCGGCATAGGGCTTCGCCATGTCGTCACTCCATGTCATCCCCTCGGGGAGTGCCTCGGGAGCGAACTTGTATTCCTCCAACGACTCGGGAACTCCCATGGCGCGGCGGAAGGCGGAGACTTCCTCGGGCGAAGATTTCTCGTTGGGAACGCCGAGCTTTTTCCCGATCAGCGCATTCGCATTCGCGAGCGCCTTCGCCATGTCGGGAACGCTTTTGTATTTCGCGAGCGTGTCTTTGTAGGCGGCGGAATCCTCCGGGAGGTTGTTAGTCCATCCTTCTCCGAATGTGCCGTCTGGGTTCACCCAGCCGGTCGAGGGAGTTGAGGGTTGCGTGGGGGTGGTCGTCTCCGAAGCGGCGGGCGCTGCGGTGTTGGTGTCGGCTCCTGTGTCGAGCAGACTCTGCTCGGAGGAGGTATCGGTGGTTTCTTCCATAAATGGTATCAGTCAAAACTGCGCGTCAGTTTTCGACCGGGTGGTAACCGAGATGGGTCGAGCGTCCGGCGTAGGCTTTCTGAAATTCCTCGGGCGCGTAGTCGCGCAGCCACTCAACGAGGGCGATGGTTTTGTCGCCGAGCATGGGGTCCATTTCGGGGCGTGGCGGGATGTCGTCTTGTTTGGATTTCTTGCTCATTTTTTCACTTTGCGTTTGGGAGTCTCGATGTCGCCGTCTGCGATGACCGGCCTGCGGAGGACCGATTCGATGTGAAGGACAACGCCTCGTTGACCGTCTCGCAGCGCGGCGACCACGGGGTTGAAATCATAACCAGGCAGGAAGACTTGGCTTTCGGTGGCGAACTGCGCCTTGAGGTCGGCGATGACCGCTTGGCCTTCCTTGGTGCTGAACACACGATGGTAGGCGTTGGTCGTCTTCTGGCGCTCGCGCTCGCGCCGAAGGGCGGCGGCTTTGTCCTCGGGAGCCATCACGCTTGTCCCATCATGCCGGGGAGCATCCCGGCGAGAGCGGAATCCTGTTTGACGCTGCCAGCTTTGCCAAGGGCGCTTGCGGCCTGCTCCATCTGCTGCGCCTGCATGGCCTGCTGTTGAGCTTGGGCGCGGGCGGCTCGTTGTTGCGCCACCATTTCCTCCTCCATGAGCCACCGGGCCGGGAGACCATCGTTCCTCGCCATGTCGCGGCAGATTTCATCGAAGTCGAAATTGTCCAACATCTCGGGCTTGATCTGCACATAGGGCAGAAGCATCTCGCTGGTTCGGATGAAGGCAGCGTTTTCGAGACTCTTGATCGCGAGGGCGATTCGGGAGTTGTAGGCGACATCCGGCTCGGGGATGTAACCGACCATCGTGAGTTGTTGGGGCGGGGGAGGGAACTTGCCAGCGCGGGCGAGGATCGCAAAGACCCGGCGAAGGAGCGGGTTGAATAGCTCCGTGGTGAGGCGGGCAAATGTGGGAGAAAACTGGATGAGCTTCTCGCTCGCTCGCTCGGCGACTTCGCGGGCGGTCATCTGCTTTTGCAACTGCGCGAACATTTGGAACAAGTCCACATGGAAGGCTTCGTTGATCGCCTTGCGTTTCTGCTCGGCCCGCTCGACGCCGATGTCGTATCTCCCATTAGTTCCCCATTCCCGTGGAGTGGCGTTGGGATTGTTCGGGTCGAAATAGGTCACGCCCCCGGCGCGGAGGTCGATGTCGCCATCGAATCCAGCAGGGATCAGAATGCGAGGGAACGCATGAATCTCAGCGAGGGAGTCGAGTTGCTTTTCGAGAAAATTAAGCTGCTTGCACTCTGGTAGTGCGGTCCACGATGGCGAGTAGCCGTAGCACTCGGAGTTCTTCCACTTGAGGTAGCGGGTGACGAAGAACGGTTGCTCATCGAAGCCAGAGGACAGGAAGACATGCTTGGATGCCTTGTCCACATAGACCGAGGCATAGGGTTTGTTTGCGCCATCACGCTTGCCTTGCTCGATCTCACCCGGACCACGGGGAGCGATGAGGTGGACGCAGGAAAATTTGCGGTTGGAGTTGGGTTTCTCCAGTTCCTTCTTCATCGAGTCGGTGAGGTTCTCGACTCCGAACTTGAGCGCGGCCTGCCGAGCGGTCATCTCATACTCGCGGGAGAGAGTGTCCACATAGCCTTCGTCGTCCTCGGAGATCGCGAAGCTGCCGAGATCGAGCTTCGTGAAGTTGAGGGAATTGTTCTTCCCGGCTTC